GGTTCGTAAGTCACAAGACTATCAGAACCCCAACTCAAATGTCACTCAAGCCATGCACTACCGTCGTGGCATCGACTCTATCCACGACATCATTCAAGGTAAGGTCTATCGCGCTCAGTCTCTTCTCGAAGCTGGTCGCGCTGAAGATGCTAACTTTGAGTCGCTTGAAGATACGTATAAAGATCTCGCCAACTACGCTTCATTCGCAGTGACTTATCTCCGCGGTAAGATGCGCGGTCAAGATCCTACACGTGACATCTTCAACAACAGGAAGTCAGATGTATCTTCGTCATAACGTAGCAGACATTCGCGAGTATTTTCGACTCGCCAAAGCTGAAGGTAGCTACGTAACTGATAAGACAGGCGTCAAGATGCTAGAGCTAGTCTCGGCATCTTTCGTCGCTGACGAGCCAGCTATCTTTGGTAAAGTTAATCAGGACTACGTTGACCGCGAGCTTGCATGGTATGAGTCTCAGTCTCTCAACGTCAATGATATTCCAGGCGGCCCACCGGCTATCTGGAAACAAGTCGCTGACAAGGATGGCTTCATCAACTCTAACTACGGCTGGTGTATCTGGTCTCCAATGAATGGTAACCAGTACGACAACGCTGTCGCTGAGCTCAAGAAGAACCCTGAGTCTCGTCGTGCAGTCATGATCTACACTCGCCCATCGATGTGGAACAAGTACAACGTCGGTGGCATGTCTGACTTCATGTGTACCAATGCCGTGCAGTACGTCGTTCGTAATGGTACAGTCAATGCCATTGTCCAGATGCGTTCTAACGACGTTTGGGCAGGTTATCGCAATGATTATGCTTGGCAGAAGCATGTGCTTGACTTGGTAGCTAAAGACCTCGACATACCAGCCGGTTATATCTTATGGAATGTTGGCTCATTACATTGTTATGAAAGAGACTTTTGGCGTATAGATTGTTTCTTTGAAACCGGAGAACATCTTTCAAAAAAAGAATACCTCCATCTCGAATAGATAGACATGGTTATGGAAAAAGAGAATGTACAAGTGAATAACGACACTTCGACCTTATCGATTAACTGGGTAAAGAAGTACCTTAACCTAGCCCAGCACATCGCTTCTTGGTCTAAAGATCCAAGCACTAAGATCGGCGCAGTTGCAGTTGGCGATAAAGGTCAGATCTTATCTCAGGGTTACAACGGCTTTCCTAGAGGTATTGATGATACTGATAATCGCTTAATCCATCGCGACATCAAGTATCGCTATGTAGTCCATGCCGAGCAGAACTGCATCTACAACGCCACACTCAACGGTGTCAGCTTAAACAACTCAGACCTCTACGTGTATGGATTGCCAGTCTGCTCTGAGTGCGCTAAAGGTGTTATTCAGGTTGGTGTGAAGCGCGTCTTCATGTGTTACCCAGTGGATATCTCTATTAAGTGGCAAGACTCAATGGCTCAGTCTATTGAGATGTTTAATGAAGCAGGTGTAGTATGGCATTCGTTCCCAGAGTCCTTATCGTTGGAATCAACCCAAGCTCAGCCAAGCTCGGACAAAACACAACTTGGCGCAGGCTCCCTAGCTGGGCTGATACTCTAGGTATCAACATCTTCTCATTTACAAACTGCATCTACACTCCTGGTCCATACAAGTTCTCAGACGTAGATCTAGATCTAATTAAGAACTGCACCGAGGGTCATGATAAGATTGTGGCTCTCGGCAACTTTGCATCTAAAGTACTACAGAAAATAAACGTAAATCACTTCACCCTTCCGCATCCTTCAGGGCTAAATAGAAAGCTGAACGATAAATCATATGAACTCGATCAGCTGGTGAAGTGCAAGGAGTATATCTATGGCTAAAAAGATCCTGATTACAGGAATGAATCGCGAGCAGAATGTTGAGGACTATTTTCTCGGCAAAGAACTCAAGATACTCAATTCACATTATTCTCTCATTCGCTGTTTACGCGACATGGGATTTGAAGTTGAGCAGCGACCAGTTACTATTGGAGAAGATCTAAGCGGCTATGACGAGGTCATTGTCTATCTCCACAGCATCCAGTCTTTCTGTCAGCATCTTTATGATGGTCTATACGCCATCAAGGCTCGTCCTAATTGTATCTTAGCTTTTGATGATTGGCAAGTAGATCAGGTAATTTCTAGCTTCAGCCAGTATAAGCGCAATCTTCTAGATGAAGAGAAGTACAATCCATTCCGCCAGTATCTCCTTGAGCTCTACTATGGTAACTCAGACGAGGCCACCATCCGCGCTCACAAGCAGGACTATATCGATGCTTGTGATACTATCTTGTCTTACCAGAATCGCCTGCTTATCTGCGCTTTTGCAGGTGGTGATCTTACTAAGCTCAAGACTGGTTGGTCAAATGATCGCATGTTCCAGTACAATCCTAATCCCTATAACTTGAATCGCCGTCCTGAGACAAACTACGGAGAGGTAGATCTCAGCTCTTTCTTTAGTGAGAGCGATGTCGGTTATGAAAACAAGATAAAGGGTTGGGTGTTCTCATCACTCATACAGAATAAGACTCGCAAGTGGCTCAACAGCCAGAAAACTACGTGGCCCATTATGACCTATGGTGCGCGTCGCGGAGAGTTTAAGTCTGAGCGAGTGACTGAGCCGGACATGTGCCGAGCATATAATCTTCACTGGGGTTGCTTGATGCCCGCCTACTACCACGCCGGTTCTGGCTGGTGGCGTTCTCGAGTTCAGCAGGTAGTCGATGCTCACTCAATTCTCTATTGTGAAGATGCTGAGGGTGCTATCTATGGTGAGGCGTTTACCAACATGAAGATCGAAGAGATCGAGCAGATGGACCAGAAGCAGCTTGAGACTCTGGCTAAATATCAACATGAGTGTCTGTACGACAACCATCCTCTAGATAAGTCTGTACAGAAGAGTGAGTTGATGAGAGTACTGGATAGTAAATGATTAAACACGCAACAATTGTCCCGCTGATCGGCGGTGAGACCATCGGCCAAGAACTAGCTTTTGGATCTCGACCAACATACCTGATGTCTTATGAAGCGTTTTGGGCTAATGACAAGCACGCCGTAAATCACTACAGCGACGTTCCCTACTACGTCTTAGATAAGAACCAAAAGCCAACTGAGCAAGTCGACGTCATTGGAACTGTCTGTCCATGTGCCGGTCTATCTCAGTTGTCTCACGGCTATGGTGATCACAACCAGAATAACCAGTGGATGATCAATACCACTAAGTATATTCTAGGTGAAGTCAAGCCTCGAGTCTTCTGGGGTGAGAACGCTCCTGGATTTGCTGGTAAGATCGGCAAGAACATTCGCGAGCAGATGCTGAAGATCGCACAGGACAACGGATACTCAATGAGTGTCTATGTAACTCGAACTATCCTGCACGGCGGTCCACAGGTTCGCAATCGCTCGTTCTACTTCTTCTGGCAAGGTAGTAAGTCTCCCGTGTTTGACTACTTTGACAGACCTCGCCCAAAGATCGAAGACGTGATTGCCGGAGCTCGCGGTAATAGTCAGAGAGATCCAATCAATAAGAAGACACCATCTACAAGCGATCCATACTATCGTTATATCTTGGAGCACATTCACGGTGGTATGTCTCACTCTGAGTTCTCAGCTCAGCTTGAGCCGGCTAACGCTCGAGGTAATGATGTCTTTGGATATATCGAGAAGCTTGGTATCGACTATAAGACAGTTGGTAAGTGGATGGCTGAGAATGGACTTGAGAAAGAAGTTGCCAAGTGCGATTATAAATACGATAAGCTAGCAGCCGGTAAGTCTATCATGCGTCGCGGCACTATAGTTCCCAAAGATTTTATTGGAGCTTTTGTCGGCCACTATCCAACTAGCCTGACTCATCCAGTAGAAGATCGATATATATCTTATCGAGAAGCTATGACCATCATGGGTCTACCAGATAACTTTGAGTTGCTCGATCAAGAAAACAGCAGCAACCACATCTGTCAGAACGTTCCAGTACTAACCGCCAAGGATATGGCTGGTGAGATCTTGAAATATCTCAATGATGAGCTCCCTCTAGAAGAGACTGACTATCTTCTCCAGAGTAACTTGACAAAGTCGTATACAGTCAACAAGACCGTTGACAATAATCTATCAGCCTTTATATAATAGGAGTATAATATGGAAATCAACATCCCAGTTGAAGAGCTTCGCGCCCGTAAATTGTTCGTTGCCACACCGATGTATGGTGGACAGTGCGCAGGCATGTTTGCTAAGTCAACTGCCGACTTGTCTGCAATGTGTACGAGCTATGGAATCCCCCTGCAGTTCTACTACCTCTTCAATGAATCACTCATCACCCGCGCTCGCAACTACTGCGTTGATGAGTTCATGCGGTCTGAGGCAGAGCACCTCATGTTCATTGACTCGGACATTGGGTTCAACCCACAGGACGTCATCGCACTGATGGCTCTTCAGGCTCAAGAGCCAGAAAAGTATGAGATCATCGGTGGACCATATCCAAAGAAGTGTATCAGCTGGGAGAAGATCAAGCTCGCAGTTGACAAGGGTATCGCTGATGAAGACGCAAACATCCTCGATAAGTTCGTAGGTGACTACGTCTTCAATCCAAAGAATGGCTCAGGATCTATTCCAATCGCTGAACCAGTTGAGGTTCTCGAGATCGGTACCGGCTTCATGATGATCACCAAGGATGCTCTCAAGAAGTTCATGGCTAAGTATCCTGAGTACATGTACAAGCCAGACCACGTCCGCACCGAGCACTTCGATGGTAGCCGTGAGATCATGATGTTCTTCCAAGCCGAGGTAGATCCAGTTTCTAAGCGCTATCTCTCTGAAGACTACTGGTTCTGTCAGAAGGCTCAGGCAGCCGACATCCGTACTTGGTTCTGTCCATGGATGAAGCTGCAGCACGTCGGCTCATATATCTTCGGCGGCTCACTTGCCGACCTCGCAATGATCGGCGCTTCTGCTACCGCTGATCCAGACGCACTAAAGAAGAAGCAGATCTTTAAGAAGTAACTGGAGTAATATATTATGTTGATTCGATTGACTCACCCTGAACCCAACTACGAGTTCTGGATTGAAACGGATGAGATCACCGTGATGGAGCGCTACACCAAGCCAACCACCACGTTGATCACTCTGCAGGATGAGAAGCCAGACGTTACCGCGATCGTTCTTAAGTCCGGTAAGATCATGGCTGCTAAAGAAACACCATCTGAGATCATGGCAATTGTGAAAGGTAGACCTCAATGAAACTCGACTCCACAACTATCAACGTATTGAAAAGCTTCTCGCAAATCAATCCGTCTATCATCGTGAGGGAGGGGAACACTCTCCTCTCTCCATCTCCTACCAAGGAGATCTTAGGTCGCGCTACTGTGCCGGCTTCTTTCGACAAGAAGTTCTCTATCTACAGCGTCAGCCGCTTCCTCAACACTCTGTCTCTGTTCAACGATCCTACGATGGAGATCGACGACAAGAAGATTAAGATCACCGACAGCAACAGCCGTCGTACGGTCAACTACACTCTTGCCGAGGACTCTGTGCTGGCTATTCCCGCAGTTAAGGATCCAGCTTTTCCAGAAGGTGAGATTAAGTTCAAGCTCAAGATCGATGAGATCAAGGAAATTGAGAAGGCTCTCAGCATCCTCGGTGCTTCGTCTATCAGCGTTACCAACGTCAATGGTAAGATCTGCATCCAGTGCAATGACCTGAAAGATCCCAACAGTGACTTGTACAGCATTGAGGTAGGTGAGACTGACAAGGAGTTCCGTGCGATCTTTGATCCAACCAAGTTCTCCGTTCTTTCTAAAAACTTGACTAATGAGTACGATGTGGATATCTCAACTAAGGGCTTTGCCCACTTTAAGGCTGAGAACCTAGAGTACTGGATCGTGCTTGAGGCTTCATCAACACTCAACAAAGCTTGAGGTGAATGATGAGAGAGGACTTTCTCTGGGTAGAGAAGTATCGTCCTAAGACGGTGGAGGATACAATCCTCCCCGTCGACCTTAAGCGGACGTTCCAAAACTTCGTAGATCAAGGTAACATTCCTAACTTAATCTTAGCCGGATCAGCCGGTGTAGGTAAGACCACGATCTCTCGTGCTATGCTTGAGCAGCTTGGTTGCGACTACATCGTCATCAACGGGTCGATGAATGGTAACATCGACACCCTTCGTAATGAGATCCTAAGCTTTGCATCTTCAATGTCTTTTTCAGGAGGCAGAAAGTATGTTATCCTCGACGAAGCCGATTATCTTAATGCTAATAGCACTCAGCCTGCTCTTCGTAACTTTATGGAAGAGTTCTCCAAGAACTGTGGATTCATTCTTACTTGTAACTTTCGCAATCGCATCATTGACCCTCTTCACTCTCGTTGCTCTGTCATAGACTTCAAGATCGGCAAGGCTGACATGGCCAAGCTTGCAGCTCAGTTCTTCAAGCGAGTCATCACCATTCTCGATAGCGAGAACGTAAAGTACGAGCAGCAAGTAGTGGCTGAGGTTATCAACAAGCACTTTCCCGACTGGCGTCGAGTGCTTAATGAGCTGCAGCGCTACTCGGCAACCGGTGCTATTGATACAGGCCTGCTGACCAACCTTCAGGAGATCTCTCTCGCTGAGCTGGTCGGTCTAATGAAGGCCAAGAACTTCACGGCCATTCGTAAGTGGGTCGGTACCAATCTCGACAACGACCAGAACGAGATCTTTCGCTCGATCTACGACACCGCGTCTGAGTTCATGACACCTCAGGGTGTGGCTCAGGCTGTACTGATCTTGGGTAAGTATCAGTATCAGGCGGCGTTCGTGGCTGATCACGAGATCAACCTAATGGCCTGCCTGACTGAGATCATGATGGAGTGCGACTTCAAATGAACCCGTTTGACGTTATCACGGACATCACTCTAAAGAAGCAGCGGCTGATCACTGCTGATAATGAGAGAGACTACAACCCCTATCTAACCAATAGGGGTCTCTCATACTTTCCTGATACTATACACTACGCTCAAGAGATGAACCAGCTCCATCAACTTGACAAGAAGATGCAGCACGACTACCTGTTCAACGCTATCCGTAAAGCTAAGCGCTTCTCTAAGTGGACAAAGAAAATAGAGAACAAAGACGTTGAGATTATCATAGAGTACTTTGGCTACTCTCATAAGAGAGCTGAGGAAGCACTTACCATCTTAACTAAAGATCAGGTAAAAGAGATCAAGAAGAAGCTTGAGAAGGGCGGAATATCTAAAGATGCTCAATAGAATAAATAAAATAAAAAGACTTTATGAGGTATTTTATGTCCATTTTAGATTCGCTCGTGGAAGTGAGGATTGCTGAAGAAGAAGATTTTCTCAAGATCAAAGAGACTCTTACCCGTATCGGTGTCGCTTCTCGCAAAGAAAAAAAGTTATTTCAGTCTTGTCACATCCTTCATAAGCAAGGGCAGTACTACATCGTTCACTTTAAAGAGCTCTTCGCTCTCGATGGTAAGCCATCCAACTTCACAGAAGAAGATATGGGTCGCCGCAATACCATCATTAACCTTCTCGCTGAGTGGCAGCTTATCAAGATAGTAGAACCAGAGAGAACTGAGAAGCCTAAGACGCCTCTTAGTCAGATAAAGATCCTCCCATTCAAGGAAAAGAACGAGTGGGAGTTAGTTGCTAAGTACAACATAGGCAGAAAGAAGGCCTAACGTGGAGTTTATATTATGTTTAAGTTCTTCAAGAAAGATCCGGTTCCAATGACGACCGCTGAGCAGAAACTCGACGAGCTCAAGAACCTCTTGTTCCCTGAACCTGAGATCCAGATGGAAGGCGACATGGAGTTCTATGTAGATAGCTCGGTGGACTGGAACGTCGAGGCAGTAGTCATTGATATTCGCGAAGGTCATGTCGATGAAACCTGCCAGAAGACTTTAAAGAATGTCTCAGAAAGACTGTTCAGAGCTAGGAAGATACTTCAGGCTTACTACGAGCGCCGTGAAGATATTAAGTATATAGTAGTAGATGACGGACTTCCCTCAGACCATTATGACTAAAAATAATGGTTGACATAATTCTCTAGATGGCGTATATTAAGAATATAAGCAATGGAGATTGTCATGAATCAAATAGATATTCAAGCCCAAGATTCTAGTGGAATGTGGCGCACCTTTGGTAGCGTCGAGAATAACTCTCAACGTATTCTCTCAGAGATGAAGTCCCTGAAAGATCGCATGCCGCACATGCGTGTCCGCGCGGTAGATAAATCTGGACGCGTGGTTGACATCCTTGGCTAAAATAACTGTTGACATTTTTAGCTGAGTGTGTTAATATCTAAAAATAATCCGAGTGGGTTATATAAATAAACTTTAGTATGAAAGGTAGATCTGAATGAGTAAGACACAAAAAGTTTTGGAAGCCCTGCAGTCCGGTGAACAGCTCACCGCTAAGCAGATCGCTTCACGCTTTAATTTAGCAAAGCCGCACAACGCGATCTATGATCTGCGCCAGAGCGGCTATGCAATTTATCTTAATGAGCATAAGAATTCAAAGGGTCAGGTTACCACAAAGTATCGTCTAGGTAATCCGTCCCGCAAGCTCATCGCGGCCGGCTATAAGGCAATTGCGATGGGTCTCGCCTAACCGGTAGGAAAATCCTACTGAATTGGGCGGGAGAAATCCCGCCCTTTTTATTTTACGGACTAAAAAATAACGGTTGACATAATATCCTCTATAGGTTATATTGAGAATATGAGTTGACTACCGCTCTTTGACATCGTTAGAAACTTAGTTGAGATAACTTCGGTTATCTCTTCATAGATACATCGTTCATCTGGGACACGGATGCGCAGGATCAAAGTCCTGCGACGTGCAATTACCAAGATAAGATTGGAAAACGATCAAACCTTGGACCATACTAAGATGCCTTTTGGGAACCTGGAGGGTTTCCGTATGGAGGTCACGTAGGTGAGAATCCTACACGTTGTATCTTTGTAGAGATAATGGTTGTTTCTTCACGAACACTACACTGGGTAGCGTGTATGGACGCATACACTAGTCGAGCTGGAAGGGCCATCTCCCAGTTCTAAGATAACCTGACCAATGGCTAAGGACGGCTGCAACCGACTCCAAAATTTGGTTTTATGTAGTGTTCTTGAAGAAACATTTATTCCGTGGTAGCACAGCGGTAGTTGCATCTGACTGTTAATCAGAATGTCGTAGGTTCGATCCCTACCCACGGAGCCAAATTTGCGTCTAGTGTAATGGTAGCACAGGTGGTTTTCATCACGAATGAGCGGTTCGATTCCGCAACGCAACGAGGCTAGAGGGATTGTAGGTGGACCTGTATCGTATGCCCTTGGGGTTGATGGGACTGGGTTTGTAACCTTCAAGTTTGATCTGTCACCTAAAGCCTCCACAGCGAGAGGTGTTGTTACATAGTAGCAACGGTCGCAAAGTTACAGACAACATTCGAGCCAAGTGCGTGAGGCTCAGCAAGTTTCTAGGTGGGCTGCAGAGACGGTGGTTCTGCGACAGACTGTAAATCTGTTCCCTATGGGTAACACTGGGGGTTCGAATCCCTCCCCACCTACCAAATTTTGGATCGGTAGTTCAGCGGTAGAACAAGGGACTCTTAATCCCTGTGTCGAAGGTTCGATCCCTTCCCGATTCACCAAGTGGTTCACGCTAGCCGTAAGGTTATGCGTTTTGGTGTTGGTCGACAACCCATAAAAGTCGACAAGTCCTGCCAAGACAGATGCCGCGCATTAGCTCAGCTACTGTTAAGATGGGCACCAAAATTCGGGGAATTAGCTCAGCTGGGAGAGCGTCTGATTTGCATTCAGAAGGTCAACGGTTCGATCCCGTTATTCTCCACCAATTTGGTCTGTAAGTCGAAATGGTTAAGACGCTCGCCTGTCACGCGAGAGATAACGGGTTCGATCCCCGTACAGATCGCCAATGCCTAAATACACAGAGTAACAAACAAACTCGGTGAACATGAAACCTAAGATAGCGCTATTTCAGAACCATCCGGAATGTTCTAGACAATGCGTCTCAGGAATGATCGAGGCGTTGAGAAGCGACTATAGAATAAAGATCGTATCAAACGAGTTCATGACTCCCTCTAATCTAAAGGAAGTTGATGCAGTTGCATTTCCCGGAGGTATAGGTGATGCAGATACTTACTACGACTTTTTCAAGCGTCGTCACGGAAATGCAGTCGCTGACTTTGTTGATAGCGGCGGGTATTATCTTGGAATTTGCATGGGCGCCTATTGGGCTGGCCCTGATTTTTTTGATCTCTTGGATAATGTCGTACCAGTTCAGTACATAACGAGAGACACAGCAGACATACGTAGACCCTATGGAACTGTTGCCAAGGTAGACTGGCTCGGCACTCAGCAGAGCATATTCTTCTACGACGGCTGTGCCTTGATAGGTGATGAGAATAAGTTTGATACCATTAGTAGATACTCAAACGGCGATCCTATGGCTATCATTCAAAAGAGAGTTGGGCTAATCGGCTGCCATCCTGAATCCGAGCAGTACTGGTTCAAGGGGCAGTACAACTATCTAAATAAATACTGGCATCGAGGCGAGCATCACAAGTTGCTTCTCGAGTTCGTAAACAAGTTAATGAATTAAGGAATACTGAATTGGAAGACTCTCACTTTAGAACAATATGTAAAGCTGTCACGTGGCGCTTCACAGCGACGCTAGATACACTGATCATTAGTTGGATCGTAACAGGTGAGCCTAAGATGGCATTCACCATTACAGCTTTTGAATTCCTTACAAAGAGTACTCTTTACTGGCTACATGAGAGAGTCTGGGTAAAGCTTAAGTTTATTAAATAAACTAATGGAACGTGGGCAGGATGGTAATGCAGCGGTTTGCTAAACCGTAGGACCGCAAGGTTCAATAGGTTCGATTCCTATACGTTCCGCCAGTGACGGTGTAGTGTAACGGTAGCATGCGGGTCTCCAAAACCTTGCGGACAGGGTTCGAATCCTTGCACCCTCGCCAATTCGCTTAGATAGCTCAGCTGGTAGAGCATCGGTCTGAAGAACCGAGTGTCGGCGGTTCGACCCCGTCTCTAAGCACCATTTATCGGGAGAGTTGTTTGGAAACAACAGCTGCAGCTAGAAGGTTCGAATCCTTCTCTCCCGCCCATACATAAGGGGAAGTGCGTCCAGAGCGGTTATGGCAAGGTCTGCAAAACCTTTTTAGGTGGGTTCGACTCCCATCTTCCCCTCCAAATTATTGGTCTCTTAGCTCAGCTGGATAGAGCATCTGACTACGAATCAGAAGGTCGGGCGTTCGACTCGCTCAGAGACTGCCATTTCGCGGAGTTCGTATAGTGATAATACCTCAGCCTTCCAAGCTGATG